TTATTTCTGTTCCCTATGCGAGTGCAACGTTGTCTGATCGCGGATTTGCAACGATTCCGCTTGCTATGGACTGGGGGCCGGAGGGAAAAATTTTTACTGTTGAGCTTGCAGAGTTCCAAAAGGACAGTCAAAAAATTTTTGGCTATGCATACACTGCGCCGCAGTTATTGCCGGTGCGTGAAATTTTTAAGAATGCAAAAACGGTGCACTTTTTCCGTCTGAATATGGACGGCAAGAAGGCCTCGAATGACTTCGCGAAAGCTAAGTATCCGGGGATTCGCGGAAACGATTTGCGCACGGTGATTGAAGCAAACGAAAACTACTCGGAAGAAGCGCCGCTTTATGACGTTTCCACCTATCTTGATACGCTTTTAGTGGATCGTCAGCAAGCTGTTTCTGCGATTACAGAGCTTGCTGATAACGATTACGTAACGTGGAATGACAAGGGTATGCTAATCCTAACGGCGACAATGCCGCTTTCCGGCGGTGAGAACGGAAGCGTAGAGGATGGCGCATATCAAATTTATCTCGATCAGGCAGAGGCTTACAATTTTAACGCAATGGGCTGCCCGTCCACGGATCAGGTGATTAAGGGCTTGTTTTCTGCGTTCTGTGAGCGGATGCGTGACTCTGTAGGTAAGAAATTCCAGGCCGTTGTATGGAATCATCTGGCGGATTATGAGGGCGTGGTCAGCGTGAAAAACGGCCTTGCGGACAACAAGGAAAGCGCCGCTTTAATTCCGTGGGTTACAGGTGTCATTGCCGGTACGGCTGTCAATAAATCAGCGACCAATATGACCTATGACGGCGAATATGAGATTGACACCGAATACACCCAGACCCAGCTTGAAAACGGCATCAAAGAGGGCTCGTTCATGTTCCATGTCGTGGACGAAAAGGTGAATGTTCTGGAAGATATCGACACTTTTATTTCCATCACCGATGAGAAATCACCGGACTTTTCGAGTAACCAAACCATTCGTGTGTTGGATCAAATTGCGAACGATATCGCAGTCCTTTTCGGAAAAAAGTACATTGGCAAAGTCCCTAACGATGAATCCGGACGGCTGAGTCTTCAAAACGATATTGTAAAGCATCACCAGCAGCTGCAAACCATTCGGGCGATTGAAAACTTTGAGCCGGATGATGTCACTGTTGCAAAGGGTGACACGAAAAAAGCGGTTGTTGTAACCGATTATGTCAGCCCGGTAAACGCGATGGCACAGTTGTATATGACGGTTTGGGTAGAATAAGGGGGTAAATTATGAACTGGAATGGCATGCCGATCATGCACGCTGGGGATTCTGTTGCAGGGTCTCTTGCGGAATGTTTTGTGACGATTGATGATGAACGTTATAACTTCATGCAGGCAATCAATTTGGAAGCAAAATTTGAAAAAACAAAGGTGGAAGTTCCGATCCTCGGGAAGACCGGGCGCGGCAATAAATCGACCGGTTGGAAGGGTACAGGCTCCGCGACATTTCATTTTAACACGTCAATTTTCCGTATGCTGATGAAGCGTTACAAGGATACGGGCGTTGATGTTTATTTTGATATTCAGGTGACCAATGAAGACCCGACTTCTCATGTAGGCCGTCAGACGGTTATTCTGAAAGACTGTAATATTGACGGTGGTATTCTTGCGAAATTTGATGCGGATGCAGATTATCTGGATGAAGATATGGATTTCACATTTGAGGATTTTGAGATTCCGGAAACCTTCACACATTTGGATGGAATGCTTTAAGAATTAAATAACAGGAGGAACTTAAAAATGAGTTTATCTGCTTTTTTGGCTGAAAACGCCCTGCCGGTAGAGCATATCAAATACGCAGCGTCCGAACGTTTCCTGTCGGAGGAAACCGACCCGGAAACCGGTAAGCGGAAGCCTGTAGAATGGGAAATCAAGACGATCAGCGGCACGGAGGATGAAGCGCTGCGGAAAGCATGTGTCCAGCAGGTGCCGGTGCCCGGCAGAAAGCACCAGTTCCAGCGGGAAACCGATTACGACAAGTATCTCGGAAAGCTGGCAGTAGCCTGCACCGTATTTCCGAATCTGAACGACAAGGCTTTGCAGGACAGCTACCATGTCATGGGTGCGGAGGCGCTTCTGAAAACGATGCTGACGCCCGGCGAATACGCGGACTATATCGCGAAGGTGCAGGAAGCCTGCGGCTTTGTGACGACACTTCAGGACGAGGTAGACGAAGCAAAAAACTAATTGTGGAGGGCGATAGTGAAGCAAACATTTGCTACTATTGCCTTCACGAACTTCATATCTTGCCGCACGTTTTCTTATCGCTGCCCCGGCAGGAACGGGCATTTATTATTGCTGCAATCAATGTGCGAATCGAGAACGAAAAGAAAAAAGAAAAAGAGCTGAAACAAAAGAAATCCAGCGGGAAACGGCGGCGGTAAAGGAGAGCTGACAGAATGGCAACGGTGGAGGGTTCTTTACGGCTGTTCGATGGCTTTTCTGCGCCGCTGAATAGTATGCTGAATGCGCTGAATCTAACGATTTCAGCATTTGAGAATATGCAGCGGTTAAGCGCAAGCCCGGTGGATACTTCGGTAATTGATGGAATGCGGGACGCTGCTATGGAGGCGGGAGCTGCTTACCGGCAGATGCAGGATGAAATGGCGCGGGCCAGGCAAAACGCGGCGACGATTTCTGCACGCGGCGCTCCTCCGGTCGATATCCCGATAAACCCGCCCGCAGTTCCGCCGGTGACATGGGCGGCAAACAATCTGGATGTTTTCACGAACAGCGGGATCGAACGTTTTGAACAAGAGATTCAAAGCGCAAATACCATGCTGGAGCGGCTGAATGATACGCAATCCCAAATTACGCAGCAGGCAGAAAGTGCGTCATTCCTTCCGGCCGATGCGATTACGGATATTCAGGCCCTGCAAAGCCGGATTGAAAATTTACGCGCGGCAATTCAGCAGGCGGAGCAAAATTCGCTTGATATTGGCAGCGGCGAAGCAAACGCGCAGCTGGAGCATTTACGTTCCCAGCTTGCGCAGATACTGGCCAGCCAGACAAACCTGAATAACGCCATGCAGGGCATGGATATTGAAGATATCAACGCGGCTTATCTGCGGCTGTCGCAAAACGTGGGCAGTGTAGAGCGTTCGGTGCGGGACAGTTTTTCGCAGCCCGTTGAGGTTCCTGTTGTCTGGCGTTCTGATACTTTGGATGTGTTTACCGGCACGGGTGCGGAACGCTTTGAACAGGAAATTCAAAGCGCAAACGCCATGCTGAACCAGCTTGCGGCAACGCAGGACGCGATTACGCAGCAAGCGGCAGCATCGGCAATCCTTCCCCCGGATGCGATTACCGATATTCAGACATTACAAAACCGGGTGCAGGATTTGCAGGCTGCGATTCTGGCTGTGGAACAGTCTTCCTTAAACGTGGGCAGCGATGAGGCAAATATGCAGCTGGAGCGTTTACGTTCGCAGCTTGCGCAGGCGCTGTCCAGTCAGGAAGCGCTGAACGCGGCAATGCAAGGTATGGACGTTGAAAGCATTAACGGCGCATTTTTACGAATGTCCCAGAACATCAGTAATATGACATGCTCGGTCAGGGACGATTTTTCCCGTCCTGTCGAGATCCCGGCAACATGGGACACGCGGGGGCTTGAGGTCTTTACCAGCACCGGCGCGGAGCGCTTTGAACAGGAGCTGCAAAGCGTTAACAGCATGATGAATACGCTGGAGCAGACACAGCAGAGAATTGCTTCACATGCCGCTGGCAGCACGATTTTCCCGCCCAATGCGGCGGCAGATTTAAGCAGTTTGCAAAACCGCATTCAGGCTGTTCAAGGTCGTATCGCGCAGATTGCGTCCAATCCGGTCAACATTGGCTCGGAGCGGGCCAGCAACGAATTGGAACGTCTGCGGACACAGCTTAATCAGGCGCTGACGGCGCAGGAAGCGCTAAACAGTGCGGCTGACCGTATGGATATCAGCGCAGCAAATGATGCCTATAACCGGCTCTCAGAGGCCGTGAGCGACACAGAGCGGTACATTCGTGATAACGTGGACGAACAAGGGCGGTTTAACCAACTGATCGAACAGGGAGCCGGTGAAGCAAACCAGCTGATGCAGGCTATTGGGAGAATGGTTGCCGCGTATGCGACGTTGCAGACCGGTCGTCAAATTCTGAATGTTTCTGATACGTTAATTCAAACGCAATCACGCCTGAATCTGATGAATGACGGTTTGCAGACAACGCAGGCTTTAACGGAAATGGT